ATGATTAGCCCGGAAACCTGTGCGCAAATTCGCCGTTACTTCTACGCCGAGCATTGGAAAATCGGAACCATTGCCCGAGAACTTCGCGTCCATCCTGATGCCGTCCGTCGTGCCATTGAGCCCGACCGCTTTCATTCCCCAGCCCTGCGTTCCTGCCTGACCGACCCATACCTCAGCTTCCTCCGGCAGGTTTTGGACCAGCATCCACAACTGCGGGCCACACGGATCTACCACATGATCCGCGAACGAGGCTACGGGGGCAGCATCCGCCAACTGCGGCGCGTGGTGGCCAACCTACGACCGACGCGGGCAGAACCGTTCCTGCGGCTGCAAGTGTTCCCCGCCGAGCAGGCACAGGCCGACTGGGCGCACTTCGGGGAAGTTGCGGTGGGACGTGCTCGCCGGCGCCTGTCGTGCTTTGTCATCACCCTGTCGTACTCGCGAGCTCTGTATCTGGAGTTTTTCTTCGATCAGACGATGGAGAACTTCTTGCGCGGCCATGTCCACGCCTTTCAAGCCTGGTCGGGTCAACCGCGGGTCATTCTCTATGACAATCTCCGTAGTGCCGTACTGGAACGGCGTGGCGACCAGATCCACTTTCACCCGCGTCTGATGGAGCTATGCGCTCACTACCACTTCGCAGCTCGTCCCTGCCAGGTACGCGCCGGCAATCAGAAAGGGAGGGTGGAACGGGCCATTCGCTATGTGCGCGAATCGTTTTGGGCAGGTCGCAGTTTTATCACGTTGGAGGAATGCAATCGGCAGGCGCTGCTCTGGCGCGATCAAGTCGCCCATCAGCGCCCTTGGCCGGGGGACGATACCCGCACCGTGGCCCAAGCCTTCGCCGAAGAACAACCCCGCCTGCTGCCTTTGCCCACACACTCGTTCCCAACCGATCTGATCCAACCCATTCGCTCCCCCAAGACCATCTACGTCCGCTTCGATCTCAACGATTACTCCATCCCGCCAGAGGCCGTAGGGCGTCAACTCACTCTGGTCGCCTCCGATACCCTGGTTCGTATCCTGGACGGAACGCAGGAAATCGCTCGCCATCACCGCAGCTATGACCGGCATAAACCGGTGCTGGATCCGGCCCATCAACAAGCGCTGCTGCAACTCAAGCGCAAGGCGTTCCACTCCAGCCCCACCGGCCGACTCGCCCAAGCTGTGCCGGAAAGCGAAACCTTACTGGACTTGGCCTTCGCCCGCGGAGAATCGGCAGGCAGTCAAACCGCCCAGCTACTCAAGCTGCTGGACCTCTATGGCGCCCCGGCGTTACACCGCGCTATCCGCGAAGCCCTGCAACGCGATACCCCGCGAGCCTCTTCGGTCGCCTTTCTCCTGCGCAAACAGCAGCGGGCCAAGCCATTCTCAGCCCCAGCGGCAGTCGACCTCAGCCGCCATCCCGAAGCGCAGTCCATCGATGTTCAACCGCACGACCTGGAGACCTACGATGAGCTCGCCCGCCAGCACGATGACACCCCCGATGAGTAATCTCGCTGCCCAACTCCAACAGATCGGACTGCAGGCGATCCCTGCCAATCTGGACGACTTTCTGGCACGCGCCATCAAGGCACGCTGGTCTCCGCGCGTGCTGCTGGAGCAACTGCTGCAAGCGGAAACCGAGGAGCGTTCTCGCCGCAGCCTGGAACGGCGCCTGCGAGTCTCCGGCATCAAGAGTTTCAAAGCCATGGCCGACTTTGAGTGGACCTGGCCGACCAAGATCGAACGCGACGTGATCGAGCGTGCGCTCACCCTGGACTTTCTGCCCGAGGCACGCAATCTCGTCCTCGTTGGACGCAACGGCGTGGGTAAAACCATGATTGCGCAAAATATCTGCCACGCCGCTGTGTTGGCCGGTAGTTCGGTGCTGTTTCGTTCCGCGGCAGCGCTGCTGGAAGAACTCCATCGCCAGACCCTGGAAGGGCGCCGCTGCAAGCTTCGGGCCTACGCCAACGTCGGTCTGTTGTGCGTTGACGAGGTCGGGTACTTGTCTTTCGACGATAAAGCCGCTGACCTGCTCTACGAAGTGATCAATCGCCGCTACGAGCGCAAGTCAGTGATTGTGACCACGAACCGGCCCTTCAAAGAATGGAACGAGGTCTTTCCCAATGCTACCTGTATCGCCACGCTTCTTGATCGTCTGCTGCATCACGCCGACGTGACCGTGATCGAGGGAGACAGCTACCGGGTCCGGGAAAGTGAACAGGAAGCAGCAGCGCGAAGGAGAAAGAAATGAATGCCCCGGTACCCGATTCCGCTACCGCCAGTTATGTCGCAGCCGTCCTTGCCATGTACTTGGGGCTTCCGGAAACACCGTTGCGCCCCAGCGCCCAGGATCAGAGACTCGCTCGCCAACTCTATGACCGCAGTGTGCCCCTGCGCCTGGTCGAATCGGCTTTCCTGCTGGCTTCTCTGCGTCGGTTGGTAAGACCAGCAGACGTGCCTCCCTTGTCACCGATTCGATCACTGGCCTACTTCCAACCGGTCATCGAGGAACTGCTATCCCACCCGGTACCGGAAAACTACCTGGATTACTTACGTCTCAAGCTGCGGCACGCTGCCAGCTCGAAGACCACTTCCACAGAACAGACCCCGGCAAGTGGCCCCCAAAATACGTTTTCAAATGGCCGCTAACACGAAGGAGGGAGCGGTGTCCGAGAAATCGACGCGGAACGAGGTTGATTACGCGGCAAGTCCAGAATGGCGCGGCATCGCGCCGTTTTGCGTTGGCTGATGCAGTTTCGGCTTGCAAATTCACTCCCGAGCAGTACACTTTCAGCCATTCAGAGCTGGAAAAAGGAGATTCCTGGTGAAAAGATTCCTAACGTCCGTCTTATTGCTAACCTTACTCCCAGCCATAGCAGCCTACGGCACAGAACCGAAGAAGTCGTCCGACAAGCCATCAGGCACAGGTTCCAAAGCAAGCAGCACCACAGTCCATGGCTACACAAAGAAAGAAGGGACAACCGTTCAACCCTACCACCGAACAACCCCAGATAGCACCCAAAAGAACAACTACTCAACCCGAGGGAACGTCGACCCCTACACAGGCAAAACAGGGACAAAGACCCCCACACACTGACAGCAAAGCCCTGACTGAGCGAACTAGGTAATCGGGAGAGCGGGGCATAAGACATTCAAAACTTGTTTGATTTTTCTCTTGACATGATCCTGCGGTGTGTTACATTTGCTTCAACGACGGTAGTTGCAAAAGTAACAGGAGGAAAAATCATGGCAACCGGACGGTTTGTAGCTTACTACCGGGTCAGCACCAAGAGGCAAGGGCAGTCAGGGCTTGGCTTAGAAGCTCAACGGGAGGCCGTACACAACTATCTGAACGGCGGCCATTGGAAACTGATCGCTGAACGAACCGAAGTTGAAACAGGCAAGATTAGCAACCGTCCCGCCCTCATTGAAGTCTTAACGCTGTGCCGCATCCATAATGCCACGCTGGTAATTGCCAAGTTAGACCGCTTGGCGCGAAACGTCGCATTTACCAGCAGCCTGATGGAATCCGGTGTCGAGTTCACTGCTTGCGATTTTCCGACCGCAAACAGGTTGACTGTCCACATCCTTGCTGCTGTCGCAGAGCACGAAGCTAAGATGATTTCCGACCGCACAAAGGCTGCTCTTGCCGCTGCTAAAGCCCGTGGCGTTGTGCTAGGCGGTGATCGTGGCGGAATCATCGCCAAAGTTGCTCGGAAGGGGAACAGAGCCAGCGCCAAGGTACGGAGCGAACAAGCAGAGAAAAGGGCGAATGATTTGCTCCCTGTGCTTGAATCCATCAGAGCAGATGGTGCTACATCTCTGCGGCGGATAGCAGCCGTGCTAAACGAACGCGAAATTCCTGCCCCGCGTGGTGGCGAGTGGTCTGCGGTGCAGGTTCAGCGGATTCTATCGGCTCAGTAGGTATTTGTTCGGCCCCGCACAGAATCGCTCTGGTGACATTCTGACGCGATTGCGGGGTATTGTAGGGGCTGTCTGCGGAACGATTCGTATCCGTTGTGTAAACAATACGGAACAACCCTGCACACTTCAGTCTTAGTGATGTTCTGCCTTTTTCCTACGACAAATGGTAGTACCTGAAACCGAGGTCCAGCCCACCCGGCAAGCGCCCCCCGGCCCTCTCCCCTGCTGGCTCTAAGCTGGCGCGGCCTAAAACCTGCCTTTTCCTCGCTTCTGACGTTTACGCTGAAATTCTGCCTGTAATGCAACTGTAGTTATCTTATAAGCATATTATTATCAATTGCTTAAATGAAATTCGCCTATTCAATACCCTGCTCTGTAACCTATGCCGTATCCTCACTAAATAATTTATAATAATAATTATATTGACAGTTTCGATTAGTTATGCTAATATGTAGTTGTCCGATTTTGAGGAAAACTGGTAGCCCGAAGCACTGCAAAATTCTGACCGTTGTATTCCACCGCGTCAGTCCGTTACCACATTCCGGCTGACGCGGTTCTGTTTTTGGACCACCGAGCTGACGTGCATGATTGGACAAATCCTCTTGGGAGGTAAATGTCTCAGGATGCAATTAATCAACATAACGTGGAATCGTGGACCACGGTACAATGCCACGCCAATACACCGGATGCAGAGCAGGAGCGACAAGAGCAGCTAAGGCAGCTTGCCGACATATTCGCGTGTATCTTTGCCGGTCTTACGCCGGAACAGCGAGCCAACTATATGTCGATGAACGTCAGGCAAGTGGCCGCTTAACTTCCCAATCATGGGAACTTGCGTGGAGGCGCTAATGAAGAAGGGACAGGGAAACGGGGCCGTCCTGTACGTCAGGGTTTCGACGGACGAACAGGCAAGCGGCCCCTTGAACCTGAGCAATCAGGAGAAGCGTTGCCGCGATTACTGCAAGCAGCGGGAGTTGCCGGTCGTGGCCGTATTTATTGATCCGGGCGAGTCAGCCCGTTCCGCAGATCGACCTGAATTTCAACAGATGCTTGCTTTCTGCAAAGCGCATCGGCGGGAAGTTCACTATGTCGTAGTGCAAGACCTCAGCCGCTTTGCACGCAATCTCCAAGATCAGGCTCAGTCCATTGGAGATTTACTGCGCGTCGGCGTACTGGTGCGCTCGACATACGAGAGCAACATTGACGAAACGGCTGCGGGCAAACTGGCAGCCAATATCTTTGGCGGGTTCAATCAGTATTTTTCGGACGCGCTGTCTGAGAAAATGCATGATAGGACACGTCAGTCTGCCGCTGCTGGGCGTTTTCCGTGGCGTGCTCCAATTGGCTATCTCAACATTGGCGGGAAGGAAGGGCCGAACATCAAGCCGGACGACAAACGCGCTCCACTGATTCGGCGTGCGTTTGAACTGATGGCAAGTGGCCGGTACAAAAAGACTGAGGTACTGAAGATCGTCACCGATGATGGTCTGACGACAAGCGACGGCAAACTGCTTTCGCCTCAAACCTTCCAAGCCGTTCTGCGAAATCCTCTTTATGCAGGGTGGGTCACACTACCTAGTGACGAGGATTTTGAGCCGGTTCGCGGCTTGCATGAAGCGATTACGGACCAAGAGACATTCGACCGCTTACAGGCGATTCTTGAGGGCAGAAGGCCCAGCGCGGCCTCGAAACGCAAGTTCAATCCCGCGCTCCCGCTAAAGTGTTTTGTAAAGTGCGATGTATGCGGCACTCCGTTAACCGGAGGATTCGCCAAAGGCCGGAGCAAGAAGTATGGGCGGTACTGGTGCCGCAAACCGGGCTGCCGTGCTGTGAAGCTGTCGAAAGACCAGCTCGAAACGGAATTTCTCGCTTTGCTGGGATGCTTGCGCCCGCACGCCGACGCACTATCGAAGTTCCCTAAAATCGCAGCAAAGGTGTGGGCCGAAAAGCAGGGCGATGCTGAGAAGGAATCTAGGAGGCTGACCGCCCGCCTTGAAGAGCAGAAGGAACGTAAGCGCAAACTACTCAAAGCCATGTTAGACGACAAAATTTCGCAGGTTGAATACAACGAGGCCAATGCGGAGTTTTGTGCAGAGATAGCAGTGGCGGAACAGGAGTTACAGGCCATCAGTTCCAACAAGGGAACGCAAGATGCTTTCATTCGGTTTGCCGAACTTCATTTGATGGACATTGCGAGAGCATGGCAGATCGCTGAGCCGGAGCAGCGTCAACGGGTTCAAAATTTACTGTTCGGAGACGGTTTGCACTACTCGTCGGAATCGGGGATTTTGAACCGCTCTAACTCTTCGCTTTTTAGCATGTTGCACGCGATAAAAAGCGAAAAGGGCTTGTTGGCGTCCCCGGCGGGATTTGAACCCGCGTTACCGCCGTGAAAGGGCGTTTTTAGGCACTTTGCAAGGTTCGCAAGAGTTAGGCTAAGTTCAATAAAGCCGCATGTTTGGCGGCTTTATTAGTGTATTTCAGTTTGGCTCAGTTAGGGTATGTTTTTAGGGTGGATCGTCACAATAGCGTCACAGACGGGAAAGTCTGCAAAGACGCGGTTCCCAGCGATGCAGGTTTCGCGCTGTTGGCAATCGGCACTCGCGGACTGGTCCTTGGAAGTGCTCTCTGGCTGGGCCAAAAACAGGCCCCAGAGTCGCCCCCTCCGACACTCCTGGGAGGAAATTACCCCCCCTCGGCTGATTCGCTACGGCGCGTCAGAACCCCTCAAAGAATTGCTTCAAACTCAGGTCAAGGGCGTGGGCGATCTTCTCAAGCGCCCGGACGCCGATTTCCTTATGCCCGTTTTCCAGTTCTGACAAATGCTCTCGCGTCAGCTCTGCGTGATCCGCTAACATGGCTTGGGTCCAACCGCGCTCTGTTCGCAGAACGCGAATGCGTCTTCCAATTTGTACGCAAATGTCCTTTGCCATGCCTCCAGCATGGCTGTATGCTAAGGCCCGACCGTAAGCTATGGCTTACATTGAACGCCCAATGCTTAGCACGTGCCCCGTCAACTGCTAGGATGGCGGAAAGTTGGGAACAAATGCAGACAATAATTCAAGTGTTTTCCAAGGGGTCTAAATCCCTTCGCAACAGAGTCATCAACGATAAAAAACAGTTGGAGCAACTTGGCCTGGTCGTTTTTAAGCAAAAGCAGCAAGGGCGCACCCATGGATGGGCGAAACTCCACATGAAGGACCATGACGGGGCGATCAATATGGAATGGCACGCAGCTTCACAAATGCTTATCTGCCGGGTCGTGACTCGTGGTGGCAAACCCCATGACATCGCTGGCGCTTTCATCACGTTTCTTCTGGCTCGGTTCTCAAAGCAAATTGCGTCTATTTATATCCTTCCCCCAAGCTAGGAAAGGTAGGCGGGGAAGTGAGACGCGATCCTGTCAAGATGCGCGTGGCATACGGCTTGGAGGATGCGGATTAAGATCAAGAAACCAACCCGCGCGATAGTTTCCCAGGAGCGCAAGCCCGCTCGCAAGGCTCTGTTTGTGACTTAGCACTGCAGTGCACAGAGCGGATTTAGTCAACCCGCTCGGAGAGGGAACAACCAATGGTACCGAGAAAGAAAGTCCCGGTGAAGAGGGCAGCAGCAACAGGTGCGGACGAAGAGGACAAAGAAGATTACGTGTGCGGCAGTACAGACGGAACGGGCACCATAAAACTCGGAGACCACACGCTCGGAGATTACAAACTGCACGACGTGCGCATGTTCCGCGCCACACAGCTTGCACGTTCAATGGTACAGAAAATGACCCCACCCAAGACGGCGGAGGAGTGGCAAGAAAAGTTCGACGCCGTGTGCGAGGCGTGCGGTGATTTGCTTGTCGATACTGCCTCCGCCGCACGTAATACGTATATTGATCCAGCGGCTTTCGATGCCTGGAAAGTTCATGAGAAACGCTTTAACGAGTGGATCACGGTGAAGACGGTAGGACCGACGGGCAAAACGCGCAGTAAGAAGATCGGTAATGCCGCCGCGATTATGCGCAAGATGCGCGTGATGTACGGAATGAAGGTTGACGATGAGGAATAGGTCGCCGCTGTTTGATTAGCGTGGTTACGGAAAGGAATAAATTATGGCCCCAAAGAAACCTGTTGCGGTAAGCGACGGAGACGAATCACTCGACCTGTTCGATGATGATGATGATATTGATCCAGCGTGCATCCGATCCACCGATAACGATGAGTTTGATGCTATGTGCGAAGGTTTTGTAGATGATGACGGCAAGCCGGACGTTGACGCCTGGCAAGCCTGGCACTACGAAAACGATGAGGACGAGCCTGAATCCGCGCGCAAGCGTCAGCCCCGTAAGGCGCATCCTGCGCCGTCAGTGGCCATGCTCATGGAAGCGGAGAAGTTGGCTGCACAGGCCAAGAAGGCATACGAGAAAGTCAAGCGCCAGAAGGCCAAGGAAGCGCTCAAAAATGAACTAAATGTGGCAGAGCGCAAGCGTCGGCCCCGTAAGGCGCATCCTGCGCCGTCTGTGGCCATGCTCAAGGAAGCGGAGAAGTTGTCGAAGCAGGCATCCAAGCTGCACGAAAAGGCGAAGAAGCAGGAAGCAAAAGAGGCTGTGGCTGCAGCGGCAGCGGACGCCAAGGAGACCGCCGCGTACGTGGCGCAGTTGGAGAAGGAGCTTGTGAAGGCGCGGGCTGCGGTGAAGAAGAAGATACGGCAGCTGAATGCAGCTGAAGGATGCCTGCGATGAGCCTGAGATGGAAGCTGCACTAGCTTCACGCGCGAGCGCAAAGGAGAACAGTGTGCCGAGAAAGAAAGTCCCGGTGAAGAAGGCCGCGAAGACAGTTACGCGGAAGGCCGCGCCGAAAGCGGTCTCCAAACTGCGCGCAGCGAAACCTACAAGTGCAATGAAATCGTACTCTGTTTCTAAGTATTGTGTTTACACCATAGTTGAGGGTGAGAAACTCACTAATGATTTCAAGAAACAGAAGGAGTGCTGTTACGACGAGGGAAGGCCCTGGGTGTCCGCCGCCAACCTATTGGAGGAGTCCCGTCTCACGAACAGCAGAATGCCTGTATTGTTTGGCGATGCCTCTAACTGTGGTCCCCTTCTTTACTGGGGCTGGCTGAAAGATGTTCAGGTGCAGAATGGCAAGACCACTAAGTATAAGGTGGAGCGGCTCCAGAAGATTGGCGGAAAGCCTGCACCGCAGGTCGTACAAGACTTGGTGCGGCGAAAACCCAGAATAAATATCGCACCCAATTTCATCAGGCCATACGCAATCTGCGAAACCCCATCATTCCTGCTTGGAGAAGTTCAGCCACTGACGGCAGCCACGTTAGAGCGTTTTATTATGCCCGACTGGATGCAGAATAAAGACCTCGCCCGTATGTTTGCCTCTGACGACCCAGAGCTGCAAGCACTGGCGGACGATCCAGACGCATTCCCTGACGATGACGAGGACGGGGACGACAACGCAGCGGACGGTGATGCGTGCGACGAGCCGGAAATAGAAAAATGGCTTGAGGAAGAGCTGTTTGGTGAAGAGGACGAAGACGATGAAGACTGAAGACGCCAAGCCGCGCAATCCGAAGGAAGCCCGCAAGACGAGGAGGAGTAGTTATGTCGCAACGCTCAATCCGTGCTAGCTGGCAGCGTGGGCGGCGCTGCGCCCTCAGCTTCGATGGCGATGTTGGAAGCGGGACGGCCACAACCCGTCGCTCTCTACGGACAAGGTTGTTTATTTTGCCAACGCTCGTACTGCTATCGACAAAGCGGAGGGCCGACAATGAAACTTTTCAAGCCCATGCTCGATGCGGAGGGAGCGATGATTAGACTGCAAAGAATCATCACGCCGCGCCAGCCGCAGATCGGGAAGATCACCAACGTACCTAGTGGGGAGGAGATCATCGCCGCCATCGCCAAGAGGCACAGCACCATTACGGTGGGCTTCAGTTGTGGCAAGGACAGCATCGGCGCGTGGCTGGCGTGCTACGGGAAGTTCAAGCGCATCATTCCCGTCCACTTCTTTCTGATCCCAGGTCTGAGTTTTGTAGAAGAAGCCCTGGACTACTACCAGAACGCCTTCAAGACGCGCATCTACTCCGTACCTCACCCGTACTTGTACCGCGCGCTGCGAGGCTACACGCTGCAACCCCCGCCGCGTTGGCCTATTATCGACGAACTGACCTTGCCCAACCCTACCAAGGAGGAGATGCGCGCTCTGGTCCTGGAGCACGACGCGGGCGTGAAGAATCCAGAGGGTCTGTACAACGCTGTGGGTATCCGCGCAACGGATGGGGTTGTGCGCTACACCACGGTGCGCAAGCACGGGGCGATCATCGAGCACACCAAAATTTTCTATCCAATTTGGGATTGGAGGAAAGGATACCTCATGCAGCGAATTAAGCAGGCAGGGCTCAAGCTGCCTGCGGACTACGCCATGTTCGGCAGGAGCTTCGACGGTGTGCACATGGAGTACATAACTCACATCAAGGCGAAGTATCCCAAGGACTATCGAACCATTCTCGATTGGTTCCCACTTGCAAACTTGGACTTGGTAAGGAGGGCTCTGTGAGCAAGCGCAAAACAAAACTTGAGGTCGGTGAGTCGGATTTTCTCGACGGGCTGGGCGTTGGCGAAGCTAAAGTAGACCACTACAAAAAGGTTGTCTACAAGGGCAAGGCTGAGCACGATACCAAAGCAGAGTTGACCGCCGCGCAACAGGCGTTTCGCACTGCACGCAAACGGGAGACGGAGCAGCGGCAGGAGATGATGGACGTAGCTTTTTACTTCTGCGTGGTGTTTGAGACGGAGAAGCAGAAGGCGGAGTTCCTGCGAAAGCTAAAGGTCTCTACAGATATGGACGAAGGCACCATGGTGATGAGCGGCTTCGCCCTGGCGAAGAGGCTGAACATTAAACTGGAGTCGCCGCGCGTGAAGTGGTCGGTTGCGCGCAACGATCAGAGCTGGGCGGAAGAGCTTGGCACACTAGGAGAGATGAAATGATGCGACTTCAGGATTTTGTGGCTGTGGCCGATGGGCTTCATCGGACTATGCCCGTAAAGGGCTGTCACAGTGGGCGTGGATGCCTGCAACACTCTCGTCGATGCTACCTCTGAAGCGATAACCCGCAGAATCAATACTAATTTTAGCGTTGTCGGCCCGTCGCCTTCCAGATGCGAATGCCTACCGCAGATAGCTGTACAGCGTCTCTCGGCTGATTTTGAACTCTCTGGCGAGTGCCGCCTTTTTCTCTCCAGCTTTCACACGCTTGCGCAGTTCGATGACGCGCTCTGGGGTGAGAGAGGGCTTGCGTCCCTTGTAGACCCCGGCCTTCTTCGCTAGGGCGATTCCTTCCCGCTGCCGCTCGCGGATTAGGGAGCGTTCAAACTCAGCAAACGCGCCCATGACCGACAGGAGCAGGTTGCTCATGGCGTTGTCTTCGCTGGTAAACACTAGCCGCTCTTTGATGAACTCCACGACCACATCGCGAGCTGTCAATTCTGAAACGATGGTTTTCAGGTCCACCAGATTGCGGGCCAGCCTGTCGAGCGAATGCACGATGAGCTTGTCCCCGTCTCTTAGGTACTCAAGGGCGGCCTTCAGTTGCGGCCTCTTCGTGTCCTTGCCGCTGGCTTTGTCGGTGAATACCTTGTCGAGATTGAGGCCGTCCAACTGCCTTTCCGTGTTTTGATCCAAGCTGGAAACGCGAATATAGCCAACCGTTTTGATGTGCCGCTTTGCCGCCACTGCCTTCATGCTCACACCTCCAAGAGTGTCAATATAGAGTCTAAGAGCTGTGAGGCGTTGTGTCAAGATGATATATAGACAACCCTATTCTGACGAATATTCTGTCAAGTCAAAATGTAAGGATGTGGTATACCCCATATTGACACTACTGGCAGGCAGGGGCCTTCTGGACTACTTGAGTAGCCCTTTGAGCCTCTGAGCCTTCCTGTAGGCCCTGAGAGGCTGCCTGTGGGGCATTATTGAGGCTGCTAAGCTGGCCTGCCTGTAAGCCTTGCCTGCCTGTAAGCCTTGCCTGCCTGTAAGCCTTGCCTGCCTGTAAGCCTTGCCTGCCTGTAAGCCTTGCCTGCCTGTAAGCCTCTGAATAAAGGATGTGTTCGCGTTCAGTCCGTGCTAGCGGGCAGCGCGGGCGGCGGCGGTAGTGCAGCCTTGGCTTCAATGGTGATGCCGGGTGCTGGTCTTCCGTCAACCGCGTCCACAAATATCACTTCGAAAAGTGGAGGCGCAGCGCCAGGGTCTGGGAAGGTAAGATCTGCATGCACCTTGAGCCCCTCCGTGACCCGGAGCAGGAACTCTCTTGACGACGCACGCACCGCTGGGTCACTGCTACGCATGGCGTCAATCGCGGCGCGCCGGAGAATGCACATCGACACACTGGAGTGTGGGGGCAGACCATACGCTTTGCAAGTCTCGTCGTCAGCCCGAGCACCGAGCACGGCGGGAGCGTTGCGCGAAAATAAATGTTCACCGATGCCGGGGAATCTCCCCAGCGGATTTCCTGATTGGCCTTTGACGAATGCGTTGGGGCTCGGATGCTCTTTGGTATACGCAGTGCGGGACACGTTTTTCTTTCTCGGCTTCGCCACCACGCGCACACCCGCGATGGACTTCGCTGATCTGCTCTTCAGCGTTTTGGTTTTCGGCATGGTCATTCTCCATTCACGCTCCACTGCAAAACAGTGGAGTCTCAACAGCCCCGTTTGCGCGGCGGTACTTTATCGAGCATCGCGGACCGTGCGCGCTCCTCTTGTACTTTGGTTTCATAAAATGTCTTCGTCAGACCCGGTTCAATCGGCAGGCCAGCTTGCAGATAGACCACGAAGCGGTGAAGGGTTGCAGCATATCGCTGCCATTTTTTGTACGCGCGCCCCTTGCGTACGCGGCGGTGGGGCCAAGTGACTGGGCATGTCCGCGCCAGCGAAAAACGAAGCCATTTCAGCCGGAATAGGCCAGAGCCAGTGAGACCACCAGAGAGAGCCCCTGTTGGCGGGGAGGCGGTAAGCACTCTACAGTAGCTTCTAAATCTCAAAGTTTTCACTTGCCACACAGCGGGTGATTGCTGACAATCGCGGTGGCGCTGGGTTACCCGTTGTTGTTGTGAAGGCTCGATAAAGGGCTCTTCGCGTCCTCAGGGGATCGCCGGTCACACACACTCGCAGCGCGCATTCACCGCCGCCATAGTCGGCTTGCCGCCGGTGTTGGCCACATGGGTTTGATCCGGGATGCAACGGCCGTTGTTGATGCCTCGGCTCTCGCAGGTTCGTTGTACGGCGCTGGAGGGTATTTGATTGTAGCCAACCGGAATGATATTTCCCCGAACTCGGCAAGTGGGCACTGCGGATGACAAGCCGCTGCGCGGTCGGAGTTGTGTCTGACAAATACCGTTTTGGCGACGTTGGTACACTGCTAGACCGGCCAAAGTGGCTTCGTTTTAAACCGGCGCTAACATGGGCACTCATGTTCGATGGAATTCGCAAACGCAACCAAGTCTTCCCACGAGGGCGGGGGCTCCTTTTCCTTTTTGTTGAAGTCACCGAAGGCGATTATCAATGTCTGCGCGGGGCGGTTAGGATTCTGTTTCGTCATAGCAACAAACCTCCGTAAATTTCTAAGAGTCACAAGCAAGCCGCCGAATGGCAAGCGGCGGCCTGCTCATGACCAACATCTGCACGCCAGGTCCGACGGCAGATTATTCAGGCTAATGAGTTCAGGTGCATCAGCCTGAAATCTTTCAACCACGAGGTGAGGTGGTCGTGCCCACCTCGTGGTCGTAGCACCAAACGCGGAAGGAGCAAGAACGCGTTGGCGCATTCTGGAGTTGCTCCAGCGCTCGATGATTCGCGGGCAGCACTCCAAGTTTAAGAACCACGGCGTTCTTGTCAGGAGAACGCCGTGTGCAGCCCGTACGGGGACAAGTCGCACGGCTGCTTTAGAGCACGATGCCGATGAAACATCGCGCTCCAAACCTTTAAAGATGCTGCGCCTGCACACGAAGCAAATCCTCCAAACGCCCCTGCATTCGCGCGCGCGACTGGCGATGTTGCGCCAGACTATATCGAAGACCGCCGTAAGCGGCTGCGGCGCTAACCGCCGTCTGTTTCGGCGGCAACGGCGCACCGAACATCCCAGTGCTCGTACCGTTGAGTTGCGCTTCGGCTGCCACGTCAATTTGCTGCAACGCTTCCGCTGAAAGCTGCTCGAAGCGTTCGATGGTCGCGTCCATTTGGGCGAGCGCATTTTCGGCGGATGTGATTTGGGCTTGTTCACGCACATTGTTATCGTGTACAAAGTTCTGAATTTTCAGCTCCGCCAATTTTTTCTCGGACGCGACGATCAGCGCTTCAAGGTCTGCGGTGTCGATTGTTGTCGCTGGCGCGGCTGCCGCGACTGGTGCTGGCGTGTTCGCAGCGGCTTCGCCAACAGTTACGGGCGCGACTGCATCTTGCGTTTCGTGGAAGCTGATCGCAGGAATGTCGCTCATCGGTTTTCTCCTTCGGGGTTGTAGACTGGCGTACTGCTGTCGTGTTGCGTTGACGGTTTGTACGTGTATGTTGGAACGCCGGTCGCAGGCTTCGCGGTCGGCGTAGGCACGTTGGGAAGCGGCCCCACATGCGGTTCCACACTCATGGGAGGCTGTTGGGAGTGCGCTCGTTCGGGTTGCGTGAGTGGACCATTGGTTAGAGTGTCCGCTGTCGTGAGCGGGTCAATGTTCGGTTTGGGCAAATGCTCCGCCGCAGATTTTGCAAAGGGTAACGGAGTGTAAGGATGACCACTCATTTTTAGCTCTCCTTTTGGGGCCGATAAAAATTATCGGCGGGTTGGTGTACGCTCGCCAACGCCTCGCAGAATGTCGCGAAAACATTCGCGCTTGCGGGAGTGAGCGCCGTGGATGATCCGATCGGTGGTGGTGACGGCGTGAGCGGCAGTCCCGCATCGCGTCGCGCACGAGACACGGCAAGCTCACGTTTGCTGGTTTCCAAGTTGCTGATGGCTCGTGAAACATGTTGGCGTACCGCCGGGACTGCGCACTGGTTGAGCACTGCCTCTAATCGGCGCTGAGCTTTCGCGAGGATGTTCATCGAGTCGTCGTGGTTCATTTGTCCTCTTCAGTTCGACGGCGGATTTCGTGACCCCGCTCGCTCAGCGTAAGCGTTATGTTTTCGACATTTGGCGGCTCTTCGTCTGAGCGCGTCAGCTTGGCGTATAAGTCACGAGCATCTTGGAGTTGTTTAATTGCGAAACCGCACCTCGCAGAGATCATTTCGATTTCCACGCCCTCACCTACAACTTGCACTAGTTGGCGGCGACGTTGACGAAGCGTTTTGTGCAGGTCATGCAACATCGCTATAACGTCTCTAAAGATTTTGAGTGAATCATCTGTCATTGCGCTGTTCTCCGTTCTGAACCGTTTTGTTTTATCGCACTTTTCGCAACTGCGCACTGCGGGCCTTCTCGCCTTTTGATCACGGCTTTGTAATGCGCTCCACGTAGGACACTGATCACAAAAAGAGGTCATTGCACCGAGCCTCCTCCTCCTCCGGCGCGGGCGGCGCGGGCGCGGCTGAACTTTTTCGGCGCGGCGGGTGCGGCGGGAGTTCCGGTTATACTTGTAGAGAATTTGGCTTTTCCAAAACTCTCTACGGACATATTGGGTTGTCCCGCCGCACCCGCCGCGCTTCCATCTGGCCGAAGTAGCCGAAGCCCAATGAAATAGCGGTCTGCGTGACCTTTTTGGGGTCTAAATCCGCGCGCTTCAAGGTTTTGTGAAAAACGCTTTTGAGGCGCTATATACTCGCCTGCAGCTTCCGCCCACCGCCGAAAAGCGTGATATAGCTCACCTGAACCTGTGCGAGCATTCGCCGCGCGGATCGTGCACTCATCAAGCCAGCGCCCCAGCGCATCTTCCGCCGCCATATAAGAGTCAGTGGCAGAGGTGACCGCGCGCGGTGCGTGCAACCCTTCGCGCTGCCACGTCAAACAGCCCTCTACCATCCATGCCAAAATTCCGCCCCATTCACCCCGTAGTTTCTCCGCAAGTTTTGGATCACGCTGGGCGGGCGGAATAGTAACGCTGAAGGGAATCAGGTTCATGCGGCGGCGCATCGCCTCATCCACTGAACGCAAGCCGGGGCGGTGATTCCCAAAAATGAGCAGTTTGAATCGCGGTACGTAATCGAAGAAGTCACAACGCATAAAGCGCGCGGAGATGGGCTCACCGCCAGTCGCTGATTTCAGTCTTGATTCCGCCCACCGTCGTCCCTCTTCGGTTTCTGTGGCGGTCACCAAGCGCGCGCCTTGCAGCCCTGCAAGATCGGTTGGATGGGATTCGTGCTGCGAAGCGGTGAAGGTTTCAATCGGCGCAATCTTCGCGTAGTCGTTCAAGATGCTCAAGATCACAGTGGCGAAAACCGACTTTCCATTCGCGCCCGTGCCGTACAGAAAAAACAGCGCATGTTCAAAGGTCACGCCAGTGAGGATGTACCCACACACTCGCTGCAGGAATGCCTGAAGTTCTTTATCACCCGCCGTCACGTCGCGCAGAAACTTGAGCCACAACGGACAGTCACCGCCCGGCGTAGCGGCGGTAATTTTTGTCGCGCAGTCTTCGCGCGTTGCGGGCCGCAGTTTGCCGGTGCGCAGATCGACCATTCCGCCGGGGGTGTTGAGCAGCCATAAATCAGCGTCCCATTGATCGACGGTTGCGGCGTGTTGTCTATCAGAGCGCGCCAAGCGTTCCACGGCGGCAACGGTCTGAGCGTTACGAATCCTCTGCGCGGTCTGCTTCTTTCCGCACTCGTCCGCCACCGTGCGGCAGATGGCACGCGCCTTACTGAACACACTCAAAGTTTCGTCGCGTCGCCAGCACGCGCCGTCCCACGCAAGCCACTGCCCCCAGAGCGCGACGTAGCGAAGGTCAGCACCATGCTTTTCCGTGAACCTCAATGCAAGGGCGTCATCCGAGTATTCGCCTAGAACGTCGGCTGGCGCGGCGTCGTCGAAAACCTTAGTCATTAAAGTGTCGCTGTCATCCTGTGCTATTAGATCGTCAGGGCCGTTCACGCCCGGCATCTGCGGTAGAGTGGCAGCTAGTACAGAAGGGCATTTCCGCTCTGGTTTGCGCAACTCGGCAACCAACGCCTCACGCGCCGCGCGAACATCGGCATTCGTCGATACATTCGAATCGAGCATGACGATAACGTTGCGTCCGTTGCACACGTCAAGGTCTGCAAGCGGAGTCGATTCTTTCGGCGCGTTATTCTGAAGCCAGCCAAAGCATCCGCCCGTTGCCGCTGGCAGGATGCTGCGCCTCACGCGTGCACTCCAAGCTGTTAGTGCCAGAACAGATTTCTCGGCCTCAACGAGCACGACTGGAATATTAGGGTCTTTCAGTTTGTCTGCTGCATCGGGCGGGAAGTAGAGTCTGCGTGGGCCCGAAGGGCAGCGGTATTTGCCTTCCGGCTTGCCATCCTTCAGCGGCGGATTGTCCAACCGGACGCGCAGCGTCACCATCTCGCCCGTATGTGGATTGCAACAGGGAAAGACGATGCCGGACATGTCGCCGACGCCCGTGAGGCCCAGCGCGCGTGACTCAGCATCCGTGACGCGGCGGATTCCCGCATCCTTAATTAGCGCTGTGGGGATTTTGAATTTCTCGAACATCGCACGGTCGTTGGGAGTAAGCGCGCCTGTAGTTTTTTGGGAAGTGGATTTCGATTTATCCTTAAGGGCTGTTAACCGGTCTTGAAGCTGAGAGTTCATCGGTCCTGTCCGTACTAGAATTTTTACGGCACCCCTGACAAGAGCCGCTTACTGCAACCACTGACGTTTCAAGCGGTGCGGCGCAGCCTCATGCCTTCTTCGATAAGGCGGTAAACTTCCGCCTCAGGAATCAGTAAGCGGCTTTTCGGCCCGTTCATTTTGACCGAAGCGCACAATCCGGAATACGCACGACTCCTCCACGTCCAAGGCGATTCACCAGAGATTGCCGCACAGCCCTGAACCGTTAAGAGTTTCGGCGGCGCGCCCTGCAGCACTGCGGAAACAGGCGCGGGGCTTGGACGCCGGGCGGCCTTTGTGCGCCGCGTGGCTTTTGTTTTCAGAACCATTGGATTTCCTCCAAAACTACGATGAACTAAGCTTACTTGACACAAACGCATGAAATCTCTAAACTTGTACATATGGATTCTATGAAAAACCATACGTTAGACGATCAGCCGGAATACTACAGTCAACGGGAATACTGGTCACTGTTGACGCGGTTTCTGAATGGCACGGTGACGCCGGAACAGCAACTATGGATAGAACTCCCGTGGCTGCGCGTGCCAACATCAGCCACCCCGGCGCGGCGTAGGCGAGTTCTCGCGTTACTGACCAAGCTCAAAGAACTTGCGAATCCTTCGTGTGTCACGGCTGCGGTGCTGCAAACGGAAGTGAATCAAATGTTGGCCAAGTATCCGGTGCGCTACGTTGCCGAGGGAACGCAAATACAGCCGCGCTTCACGGCGCGCAACCATTCTCCCCAAGCGTGGGCAGTGGTAACCGAGGCCGACATTGCCGCGATGCTCATTCAAATGGCAAACCAGGGAACGCTTGATCTATTGAAAACGTGCGCATGGTGCGGATGGTGGTTTGTCGCTTCGAGAAAGAATAGACAATTCTGTACGGAATCTTGCAAACGCAAGCATCAGAGTTCGTCGCCTGAGTTCAAAAAAAAGCGCGCCGCGTACATGCGGGAGCGTTACCAAGATGAAATGAAAGGACTCTGACAGTCATGCCTAAGAAAGCCATTCAGCGCAAAGACGGCATCTACACCCGCCCTGATGCGGCGGGTTATTGGGGATCGTGGACGGACGCACAGGGCCGCCGCGTCCGCCGCCGTTTCGATGTTGCCACCTTGCAACAGGCGAAGGATGCGCTCGCCGCCGAAAAACTGAAGGTCGAAGAGGCCATCAAGTTTGGCAAGCCGTTGCTGAGCGAAGCTGCATTCTCCACATTCGCCGATGAGTTTCTCAACTACCAAGAGCGGCGCATCGCGTCGAAAGTCGCAAAAGGCAAGCTGTCCAAGGCTGAGTACGCACGGCAAAAGGGGATTGTAGAAACACACCTGAAACCCTTCTTCGGAAAGATGCGGCTCGCCACGATAAGGCGCAAAGACGTGGCTGCTTACATCAACAGCCGCATGGGTGAGGTGGGCGACGGCACGATCATCAAAGAGGTAAACACGCTCAAGCGCCTTTTCAATATCGCAGTCGAAGGGGAAAAGATTTTGGTCAATCCGGCAAATCGTGCTCCCGTTCCCAAAGCGCCGGAAGGCCGTGTCCGTTATCTTTCAGCCGAAGAGTTAAGCAAGGTGCTGCGCGCTTGCCCGGAATGGCTGCGGCCTATCGCGGGCCTTGCCGTTGTCACGGGCATGAGGCGCGGCGAGATGCTGAGAATTCGGTGGGAAGATGTCAGCATCCCCCGGCGAGAAATACGGCTGCGGCACACCAAGAGCGGGAAAGAGCGTCACGCCCCCATCAACGATCTGGTCATGCAGGTACTCACGTCCATGGGAGCGGGCACGCACAAGTTGAGAGGACTACTGTTCCCCGGCGTCACGCCCGAACAGGTGACGGTTGCTTTCATTCGTGCTTGTGAAGATGCCGGAGTGTCTGACTTTTCCTTAAGTCTCTTATTTTGTTTGGCGTCCCCGGCGGGATTTGAACCCGCGTTACCGCCGTGAAAGGGCGATGTCCTAGGCCAGGCTAGACGACGGGGACAACTCTTTGTCCGCTCCGCCGGAGTGCCCGGCACGAAGCCGATGGGTGTTGATATTATTGAGCAGTCCAACGCCGTCGCGACGGTCGAATGTGGCAACATGCGCTCAACCCTGCCGGCAAAGCGTTGTTATCGCTGGCTGCGACTCGCTGCCGGTGCTGAGGCGTTAGAAGCAGGCCGCGAATTCCGTCCGTTTTGCAGCCCGTGGCGAGCCCAGGACAATTGGAGAGACATCCACTTCGACGGCGCCTGGCGGCCATCCTGA